GTTTCCCAGTCACGATCCATTAATTGGATCGAGGGGGGCGAGGCATTGCTTTTGACCTCTCGCTACAGCAAAGACAAGACAAAAATAATACATTGCATTAATCACCCAGACGACACTATAGCCGCAACATTCAAAAGCGACTTTGATTTTAATGCATTTTTATCATCAACAAGAACATATTCACACAAAGAAGCACTAGAAGAGATGGGTACAATTGATTGGCGCAGTGAAGACGGAGACACTTAATGGCTTGGGCGTTAATTTTTGATGGTGTTAATGATTACGCCACTATTTCAAATACTCTACTACATACTGAAATCGGTCGAACTACATTCGAGTATGAGATATATGCCGCTCCTGACGCTGATCAAACACCATTCAGAGTAGTTGGCAATGCTGGCGCTTTTACTGGTCAATTCTCCATCCGACCATCAGATGTACAAATAAGACTTGGTGGAGCTGGCGCTTCACAGGTAACAATACCATACGTTCAAGTTTTTGATGGGCTATATCACACGTACAAGATTAGGCGAGACGGAAATAATTATTCTTTTATTATTGACGATATCGAGGTAGCAACGACAACAAGCTCAGCCGCAACGGGCGGCAATGGTGTTGTATATATAGGTCGCGTAAGCGGCAACTATGCTCATACAAACATTGGATATATAATATTCCGCGATTCAATAGGCGGGACTGATTTATTTAACTGGGATGCAACAGCATCTAGTCACGCAGCAGGGGCACCTATATTAACTGAGACAGTGACAGCTAATAATGCAACTGGTTCAGGGTTCCCCACAGATGGCAGTGCTTGGGTTGATTTAGGTGGTGGTGGCATATCTATAGCGATGGCAGAATCAGGGCCTTCTTTTATCGAGTCAATCAATACAAATCTATCTGTAAATATAACAGGCGCTATTGTAGAGAATGGGCCATCGTTCACTGAAACGGTAAATGCAACGTTAACCTCTTTAACGATTCAGGCAAATATAGCAGAATCAGGCCCTTCATTTACAGAATCTATATCGGCAACTTTAACCGAAACACTAACAATAAACGCAGATATTGCAGAGCAAGGACCAAGCTTTACGGAAGCAATAGCAGCAAGTTTAGATGTAAATATAACATCAGCAATAACGGAGTTAGGCCCAAGCTTCACAGAGTCTATCAATATAAATGTTATAGGCGATAGGATAGCTTCAATTGTAGAAAGTGGTCCAAGCTTTACGGAAGCAATAACAGCTTCGATACCAATTACAATCACAGTAAATCCAAAAAATATCATTAGAGTGAAAAGAAAAGACAATACTGTTATAATTAAACGTAAATCAAACATCATAAGGGTAAGATAATGCAACTATCAATAACAGGGCGTAACGCCTCAATAGATGCCGTTAACACTTTGTTAAATGGCGGCACATTAGAGATAAGAACAGGCTCACCTGCGGCAATAGACGGTGCACCAACTGGAACGGTATTGGCAACGCTATCCATTAATGCAACGGCATTTGGAGCAGCTTCGGCAGGTAGTGCGACATTCAACGCTATTGTTGACGTTACAGCTACGGCAGCAGGTACAGCAGGGCATTATGTAGCTAAAGATTCAGGCGGCAATGCAGAACGAAATGGTACGGTAGGGGTAGAAATGATATTAAATAACACTACCTTTGGTATTGGTGACGATGTTTCTGTTACTGGTTGGACTTATGCACAAGGAACTAGCTAAAAATAAAAGCTATATAAATCAAAGGTAAAATGATAGTTTCTCACCCTATAGATAACCCGTTTAAAAGCGGGTTTTTATTGTGGTATAATTAAGGAAATAACGGGTTAATGACGGGCTAGCATGGCTAAAAGTTCAACATCATTCAATAAAGAGTCTCAACCTAATGAGCGAAAGCCCAGAGGAAAGAGCGAGCGAACAAAAATATTAGAATCATTCGGCCGACTATCAAAGACTGAAAATGAATTCTACGACCTGTTGACGGTCAAAGCGTTTGACCCAGAAGATAACTTCAGCTTTAAAGAATTACTAGTTAGAATGTCACCCGTACCAAAAGCGGTTAATCCCTTGTATGAATTCACGTTTGATATTGAAGGCAGCCCACACAAGCAAGCATTACAAATCATAGATGCGATATCAGATGGCAAACTACCCTCTGATGTGGGCAATATAATCATAACTTCTATATCGTCAATGTTAAACATTCAAGAAAAGACTGACTTTGAAGAAAGATTAAAGGCGATTGAAGATGCAAGCGAGCAGGATTAACCGACTACATAAGATTGAAGATCAGTTTGCTTTTGGTAGTGGCGACTATAATTCTAGTGTAGTAGGATTTGTTTGCCCTAAAAGCAAAAATCTAACAGCAACTTATCATTTGGTTGGCGGCAAGTGGACACCTACAATAAAAGAACCTAACGCCTTCTTTCCTGAAATAGTAAAGCCGATGTTTTTAAATCCTAAAAGATTTATGGCATTGATAGGCGGTCGAGGCTCAGGCAAAACAATTGTAAAAGGTGATCATGGTTTAATTGGTATGCACGACTTAGGGCGAAACTTAATGTGTATACGTGAATTTCAATCATCAATAAGCGATAGTGTTCACGCTGTACTAAGTGACGAAATAAAAAGACTTGAGTTAGATAACTACGACATAACAGAGCGCACAGTTAAGTTTACACACAATAATGCAATGGCTCGTTTTATGGGGTTAAGTAGAAACCCTGAATCTGTTAAGTCTGCATTCGGTTTTTTAGACTGGTGGATAGAAGAGGCACAGTTTTTAAGTGAGAAATCATTAAGAACCTTAACACCTACTGCCCGTAAAAAACCAATAAAAGGATTACCAGGTAAGCAAAAGGAAATCGACTCAAAAGAAATTGATATGAGTGATGTTCAAATGGTGTTTTGTGCTAATCCTGCGTCAAGTGAAGATCCATTTAGCCAAAGGTTTATTGTTCCTTTTCAAGCTGACTTAGATGCTAATGGTATTTATGAGGATGAAATGCACCTTATTATAAAAATGAATTGGTCTGATAACCCTTGGTTCAGTGATTCAGGGTTAGAGCAAGAAAGATTATTTGATTTAAAAAACTTGCCTCGCGGCACTTACGATTGGGTATGGGAAGGTGGTTTTAATGATGAAATTGAAAATGGATTAATTAAGCCTGAATGGTTTGATGCCTGTATCGATGCACACATTAAATTAGACATGAAAGAATTCGGAGTCTCAAAGGTTACGCATGACCCGTCTGATTTAGGCAATGACCCAAAAGCAACACTTGTGAGAAAAGGGAATATAATCACCAACGTTATGCAGCGTACAGACTTAGATGTCAATGAAGGCTCTGATTGGGCGCTTGGTGTTGCTATAAATGAAAACGCTGATCAATATGAATGGGACGTTGGTGGAATGGGTGTGACACTTAAACGAGATGTTAACGCAGCACTAGAAAATAAAAGAATAACCGTTCATCAATTCAATGGAGCTTCTAAGGTTGATCATCCTAAATCAATATACGAATCATCAGGAGCATCAAACATAGTTCAGCAGAAAACATGGGAGCAAGTTTGCAGAAACTTACGTGCTCAATGTTATTTAAAGTTACGTGATAGAATTTACAGAACATTCAAAGCCGTCACTGAAGGGAAAATGACTAACCCTGATGAGTTAATATCATTCGCATCAGCGTGTGAAAATTTAACAACGCTTAGGGCTGAGTTATGTAGAATGCCGATAAAACCTAGAAGTGATGGATTATTCGAGCTATACACCAAAAAAGAGATGAGAGAGAAATTTAAGGTTCGCTCTCCTAACTGTGCAGACACACTGATGATGTCAGAGCGTATACATGGTATTATAGAAGAAATAGACCTTACAAGCATTTACGTGCCAACTGTTAACGCATGGTGAAACAATGAAAGAACTAAGAGAAATAAGACTTGATCTAAACGAAAGCTTTTCAGCTTATTACGACCGCAATAGATTATGTCTTGATGATTATGAATTTGCCGTGGTTAGTGGGGCAATGTGGAAAGGCTCCTATGCTGAACAATTTAAGAATAGACCCAAGCCAGAGATAAATAAAATCTATGGTGCTATTAATCGACTGTTAGGGCAAAAGCAACGCCTAGAAATGAATGCTAAGATAATTTCAAACTCTGACGGAGCCACGGACGAAGATGCCGAAGCTTTACAGTCAAGATGGAGAAATGATTTTCAATCAGGCAATGGTGTTGAAGCTTTAAATAACGCAGACCAAGAGGCTTATTTCTCAGGCTTTGGTGCATTTAAAGAAGTTGCTAAGTATGAGGATGAGGAAAACCCCGACCCTGAAAAGCAATACTTGTGTATTGAGCCGATATATTCAGCGGCTTCATCAGTTATCTTTAGCCCTTCATTAAGAAAGGATAAATCAGACTCGAAACAATGCTGGCATATAATCAGGACCAATAGAAAAGCCATTGAAGAAGAATATGGCGTAAGCGTTACATCTATCAACGCACAGATTGATTGGTTTGACTGGTCAACAGATACAGATAAAGATATATATCTTGCTCATTATTACGAGGTTGTAACTAAAAACATTACTATTTATGATTTTGGTGGCGGCTATGTTGTTACTACTGGTGATGGTATAAAAGATAACGAAGGTAACAAGGTTACTCGTGATGAATTATCAGAGTTAAAAGACTTACGCGAACATACAACAACAAAGAAAAAAGTTAAGCGTGTTGAATATGCTTTAGTTAGTGGCGATCAGTTTCTAATTAAAAAGCAGCTGACCCCATTTAAGCGCATACCTATCTTTCCGCAATACGGCTACTACAATGTAATTAATGGTATTGAATATTTTTGTGGCGAAGTTAGAAAGCGCAAAGACCCTCAAATGTTCCTTAATACTTACCACTCTTCATTAATGGAAATAATGGCAGCATCACAAGTTGAAAAGCCAGAGTATACGCCAGGGCAGATTGCTAGGCATGCAGGACAAAGAGCAAGGGCTGATATTGATAATATGTCTTATGTTATGTCCGATCCTATTAAAAACCCTGATGGAAGTATTGCTCACGTTGGACCAATAGGTAAACAAACGCCACCGCAAATAGGCTCAGGTTTAGCAGTGGCTGGACAAGCGTTAGAAGCTAACCTCCTTGAAATGAGTGGAGCAGGTCAAAGCACATTGCCAAGCAACGCAGCATCGGACGCAATAAGGCAGGTTAACGAGCGACAGGACGATACCTTTCAGCCTTTAATTCAAAACTCTATGTCTGCTATTAAGTCAGCGTGTGAAGCTTGGATCGATGCCGCCCAAATACTTTACTTTAGCAACCCAAGAAAATTACGCGTTCAAGCTTTAGATGGTAGTCACTCACAACTTGAAACACTTCAATATGATGTAGATAGTAACGGTGTGTATGGTCCATTTAAAAACTCAGCGCGTGGCCGTTACACTGTACAAGTCAAAATGGGCGAATCATTCAAGTCAAAGAAAGAGGCTGAACTTGACACAACTTTAAAGATGCTTCAATTTGCTGACTCAAGCACACCACAAGGGCAAATACTTCTAAATCAAGCTATCCTGTCAACTACAGGAGAAGGTGGCGCAAGGAGTCGCAAGATTGCTCAGTATCAAATTATCGATAACATGCTGGCGTTAGGTGTAGACCCTGACCCTAAAGACGATGATGAAAAACAATATGTACAACAAAAGATGCAACAGATGGAGCAAGCGGCACAAAACCCACAACCTGACGCGATGATGGTTGCAGCACAAGCAGAGCAAACCAAAGCAAACGCTGATATGTTAGCTCAAGAGAATAAAAAGATTGAACTACAGATAAAAGTGGCAGGGCTTCAAACCAACGCAGAAGGTAACGCAGCCAAGCTCCAAAGTGAAATCTTAACTAATGCACGAACACTTGAACAGAACCAGGAGAAGATTGACAACGACAAATCAGACAAGGATTATAAGAACGCTTTGTCTACTATGGAGCTGGAGCTTCAACATCAGAAGGATCTAAATGCTGAATTGCAAAGCAATCTACAGATAGCGCAGTAATTAACTAAAGGCATTTGACACATGCCTTTTATTTTACTATATTAGACTGACTAATCAGTTAAGGAGTTAATAAAATGAAATTAGGAAGAGGGTTGTCGGTCATATACTGGTCGCTTGTTCTATTGGCTGTAAGTATTATTGTCACTATTTTTGGTGGTAGCCTTATAGATTTTGAGTTGTGCCTTTTTGGTGGGTTTGTTGCTGCGTGGTGTAATGATGAATAAAATAGAAAAGAAATTAGACGCGCTTATTGATGCGCTAGGTTTTGATGTTTCGCCTGGAGAAATTACTGCTGGTGATCTCATTGATAACAGAAAAAGCAGCAGGGTATATTCAACAAGAGAAATACGCGAGCTTTACCCTAATAAACATATAGTTACTGAGTGCTTTGGTGGCAAATGGATTGTTAGTGAGGCTGTAACTGATTACAAGCTAACTAAACGAGATAGGGTGATAAGCAAATGAAAAAATTTAACGCGAGCGACTTATCAAAAAAGCCCTCTCAAGTATTCGCGGCAGCTAGAGAAGGTGGTGCGATTATTCAGCATAAGGATAGGCAAGGTAAAGTTATTGAAGAGTTTGTTATAATGAAGCGTGTAGAGTCACCAAAACAACCAGCAAGATAACCTCAATTGCCACCAATCAAACCACTTTAACGAGTGGTTTCTTATTGCCTAAAATTTAGCGCAATTAACCAAGTTGCGTTTTTGACTAATAATAGGTTAAAATAACCATACCTACTTGCGGAGGGTTAATTCCGTAATTATTCGTTCACCATATAACGAGGAAATTTAATATGGATTCTGGTACAGATACATTAGATAAAGAAGAAGTTGTTCAACCTGTGGAAGTCGTGGAAACTAAAACAGAGATAACCGAAGCTAATCCACAAGCTGAGGCGACAGAGCAAGTAGAACTTTATATTGATGAAGATGAAGGCGACCAACAAAAGCCGACTACAGGAATGACACAAGATCAATCTTATGCAGCATTCCAAAAAGAAAAACGCAAGCGTAAAGAGAAGCAAAAACAAATTGATAAAGATGCTATAGAGAAAGAAAGCCTACGAAATGAGTTAGCAGATTTAAGAGCTCAAGTTGGTAATATTACTCGCGGTGAGATGCCCGACCCTTACGACTTTGATAGTAAAGAAGATCACTACAAAGCCTTAAAAGAATGGGAAGGAAAATTAGCGCCACAACAGCAAAGTGAGAGCAAGGTCGATGAGGAGCAAAACACCACTAATGACCAAGCAGAGTTTTACCTTTATCAAAAAGAGCAAGAATTAACTAAGTTACTGCCAGATTACCAAAAATCAAAAGACGGGCTTATGCAGATGTTTATTGATGATGGTATGGATAACCCTAAAGGGGCTATGCTTTTCTTGGCTGATATTGCAAAGCAAAAAGGTGTTGATATTGCCAAAGCTACAATGACAATAGAACGTATTCCTTCATTGCTTGAAGATATCAAAAGAGCAGGTAATAACCATTTTATGATTGGTGATATACTTGAGCAAGCAGCGAACAAGGTTAAAACTCGCACTAAAAAGATTATCGATACGCAACCAGAACCCGAAATTAACTCAACTGGTGCAATTGATGGCGGTAATGAAGCAGTGAATAAGCTTCGACAAGCTTGGGTAGCCAACCCCAACAAGTACAATTACAACGCTTATCAACAAGCCAAAAAAAATAAGGTGAAAAGCTAATGGCTAACGAAATAGCACATGACTTGATGTGTACTCTGTGGGATGAAGTAGCAGAGATAACAAGTATGAGAATGTCTTTATCTAAAGACTTAGAAGTGTATAACATGGGTGGTGATTCTGATTCAGATCGTGACTGGGAAAC